GGGCTCTCATGGCCTAAGGCGGCCACAGGGAGACCAAGCTCTATGCTTGGCTGCCCGTCAGGTGGTCCCTTTCTCAAGGAGACCACAGATGTATATACCTACCCCGAATCCATCTTCGGATGGTGCCATTAACGTGGTCGAAGGCGTTCATTCGAACGTCGCCCCTTCGGGGGTTGGCCACGACTCTGCCGGTTTTAAAACGGAAGAGGAGGCAATCGCAAATGCTCTTCCCCAGAATACTACTTTGTCATCACTCGTCGCACAAGGTTTGCGATGGTTGATGCAGAGCGGTAAAACTGGATATGATGAGTTTAGGAACACCGAATACGTGTGCTCCCATTTGCGACGTACGGTTGTGCGTCGGTCGTACCACTTGGCACGACACCGCACTTCAGGTAGGTATTACTGCGAGTCCGTGCCTATTCGGCTCGGAGCGACAGATGTTCTCTATCAAGGCTGGATTGACGAGTCTTGGGAAACAGTTAACCCTTCATCGGGTTCGCTGGCCTGGGACGCCGTCATCAACCGTGCCACGATCGAGAACGTTCGTCGTCGCGGTGTAGTCGAGTGCAAGCAGAAGATGCTCGAATCCAAAATGGATCTGGCTGAAACGCTTGTTGACCTTGACAAAACCGTACTCGGAGTCGCTGAAGCGACGTGGAGGTTCTGCAAAGCCTTCATTTTCGCTCGTAAAGGCAACTGGCCTGCAGCTCTAGAGACACTCGGCATCACCAGGAAGTCTTGGAATCCCAAGACTATTGCTGATGGCTGGCTGGCTCTTCAGTATGCATGGCTTCCGTTGCTCAGCGACATCTTCTCAGGCGTAGAAGTGGTCAAAGATCTCTTCGGAGATCCTTTGGCCCACCATACTTACGTTAAGCGTCGAGTTCGGGATGGGCTTTGGGCGAGGAAACTCACCGGAGACCCTAACGAATGGTTTATCCAGAACTCTTCTGGAGACGCTTACGTCGAGGTTGAGACTAAATTCCGCTTCGTGTCACCGATCCTTTGGTGGCATATATTGCGGGGTTTCAGCTTAGCAACCCTCTATATGTGTTTTGGGTTGCGATGCCATTGACCTTCGTCGTCGATTGGATTCTTCCGATTGGCGACTGGTTAAGTAGTCTCACTGCTACACTGGGACTGGAGTTTAAGGACGGGTATCAGACGACGAAGACATTGTCGTCTGTTACCGTCACGGGATGCAAACGCATCACGTGGCGGCACATTTGGGACGAAGTTAGGCCTATTCAAATGGCCGAGTCCCGAGCTGAAGTAATGTTCATGGAACGGAAGGTTTTCACCGGCTGGCCCATGAGCTATACTTACTTCAAGTTCCCGTTCTCTACGCCTCAGCGTATAGCATCCGCTATTGCGCTAACCAGGTCTTTAGCAGCTTAGAAACTGCTAACGGCCCAACTCACTCTGCTTGCAGAGTGTCACACAGGAGCGGCTTATGCCTGCACTGCAGTCTGTGGTCCTAACGGACCGCACCCCCGTAACTCCCGCCAACCTGACGTTTAACCCACGCAACAGCGTGGACGGCGTCGGAGAGGTCGTGGCGAACGCGGGCACCCCTGTTGGGGAGAAACGCCTGACCGTCAGCATGAAGCAGACGGGTAAGCGCTTCAAAGGCGAAGTCCGGCTTACTTTGCCGGTGGTTGTCACTGAAGTCATTAATGGCGTCAGTGCACCGAAGGTCGTGCGGACGAGTTATGTTAACTTGTCCGCTTCGTTTGATGAAACTTCGACCGAGCAGGAACGCACGGACGCTATCGGCCTTATGGCCAGCGCCCTGGGAACCGGCAAGGTCCTCATCAACGATGCCCTCGTTAAAGTCGAGGGCGTTTACTAGGAATGACGTTGGTCATTCTCGGTATTCTGGGCGCAGCTGGCCTTATGTGGTTGACCACCCCTGCGGGATGTGCTTTCGCACTGACGCAAGAATGGTTGATCGCCATAGGCTATCTGTGCCCTATTGGGTAGCATGGTGCTGCCCGACCTATCGGTACCCCAGAACCTTTCTGGTTCGCTAACGAGGTAATAACCCGTGAAAGCTACAAACAGACATCAGTCGTTTGCAACTCCCCGACATCTCTATACTGCATTTCGTGAACTCCTTGTCCACGAGTTAGAGTCAGACGATTCTCCAAAAGCAAAGTATTTGCTCAAGGAGTTTGAGTCGAAACTCTTGGATCCAGAATATTCGGATCCTCCGGCAGTGAGACGTGAGCGGGCCATTAACAAATGGCTCGCTTGCGAGGTCACCAACAGGGAGACCAACGTTCGTTTAATGCACATGTCGGAAGAAGACGTCATTTTTACTAGTGACGGCTTCCCGGTTGATGCACCCCAGATCGCAGATACCGCTAGGCGATTCGTCGCTAGCGTTCTCGGCGACACCCCTGACTTCCTTCGTGGAAGCTTTTCAGGTGGTGCCTCCACTTCGGTGAAGCGGGGTTACGGTACGATCGCCCGAAAATACCTTGAGGGTTCAG